TTATTGTTTTGGAAATAAAAAATATATTTATTGACAGAATTTTCAATTAAAAAAATAAAGCAATAAAAAATGGCAGAAAAAATAGTATCACCAGGCGTTTTTACTAGAGAAAACGACCTATCGTTCTTAGCACAGGGTGTTGCTAACATTGGAGCGGCTTTCATAGGCCCGTTCAAAGAAGGACCAGTAGTTCCTACAGTAGTAAACTCACAGGCAGAGTTTGAAACTCTTTTTGGTGTTCCAGACGGAACTTATTACACCCCAATCGCAGTTCAAAATTATTTAAGAGAATCAAGCGTAGCTACAATTTGTAGAGTAGCAGGTTTAGGTGGATATACTGAACAAAATCCACTTTTATTAACAGTTGCATCAGGATCAATGACTGCATCAGTTGGTATTATATTCGGTACAAATAGTAACGCATCAGGATCTACTGGCGCAGTTATTACTAATGTAGGATATGGTGATTTTATTATCAGTAGTTCTTTCTTAGGTGTAAACGCTACATCATCAGTTGATTCTGAAGATGCAAATGATATTGAATCTCTTTTCGGAACAAATGCATTAGGAACAAAAGGTGGATATGTATATGGTTTGTTCAAAGAACATTCTGTATCATTCACGAGCGAATCAGTAGTAAGTGCAACCGTTTTGGGTGACCAAGATTTCACATTTGATGCACAAGAGGCAGTAACTCCAACAATTCAATCTCAATTGATTAGTGGTGAAAGACATGATTTGTTTAAGTTCTACACATTGGGTGTTGGTAACGTAGCAAATACAAAAGTAAAAATAGGTATTACAAATATCAAACCAGCAGGTTCAATTGCAGGTTCTGATTATGGTACATTCTCCGTATTTGTTAGACAGTTTTCTGATACAAATAAGAAAAGAACAATTCTTGAACAATTCAATAATGTAACTTTAGATCCAAATTCTCCAAATTACATCGCAAGAGTAATTGGTGATAGAAGTAGAGTAATTAATACAGAAGGTAAGATTTCTGAATATGGTGATTGGGCAAATCAATCAAGATATATTCGTTTGTGGAATAGTAATGATACAGGATATAAAAATGCAAATGAAATTCCTGTACAAGCCGTTCCATTCGCACACGGAGCATATCAATTACCGGTATCAGCATCTACAGCGATAAGTGCATTAATACCAACTGCATCATTCGCAACTGCATCTGCAGCAACATTTGGTGGTTTAGATTTGGATAACAATGATGATAACTTAATATATTTGAAACCAATTCCTGCAGGAGCAACTGTTGGAGCAAATGGTGCATACTCACTTGATACAACAGATGGTGTTTCATTGACAACATCAACTGATTTATCAAAAAGAAACTTTATAGTATGTTTCCAAGAAGGATTTGATGGTATGAACCCAGCAACACCAATTAACTTAGGTGATGATATCGTAGCAGGAAATTCACAAGGTTTTGATTTATCTTCATCAACTTCACAAGGTTCATTAGCTTACGCTAAAGCAGTTGCAGCACTTTCTAACGCAGATGAGTTTGATATCAATATGGTAGCAACTCCTGGTGTTATTAGAAGATTACATCCAGCAATTGTAACTAGTGTATTGGAAATGTGTGAAAATAGAGCAGATTGTTTCTATATTATGGATTCTACTTCTTGGAGTGATACACCTGCACAGGCAATCACACAAGCATCAGCAATTGATTCAAACTATGTAGCAACTTACTATCCATGGGTTAAGACTGTAGATATTAATACTAACAAATTGATTCAAGTTCCACCATCAGTATTACTTCCAGGTGTGTTCGCAGCATCTGATAATGTATCAGCTGAATGGTTTGCACCAGCAGGTTTGAACAGAGGTGGTTTGTTGGGAGCAGTTAGTGTTCAAAATAGATTGACTCAGGCTGAAAAGGATGATTTGTATGAAGGTAAGGTAAACCCAATCGTTCAGTTCCCTGGACAAGGTATTGTGGTATTCGGACAGAAGACTTTACAAGATAGACCATCAGCATTAGATAGAATCAACGTAAGAAGATTGTTATTAACAGTTAGAAAGTTCATCGCATCATCTTCAAGATATTTGGTGTTTGAGCAGAACTCAGCTGATACAAGACAAAGATTCTTACAAATTGTAAACCCATACTTAGAATCTATCCAACAAAGACAAGGTCTTTACGCATTCAAAGTTGTAATGGATGAAAGTAATAACACTCCGGATGTAATTGATAGAAACATTCTTAAAGGTGATATTTACTTACAACCTACAAAGACTGCGGAATTCATTGTACTTGACTTCAACATTCTCCCAACAGGAGCAACTTTTGAAGGATAATTTAAAAAGTATATATTTATAATAAATAAAAAGTAAAGTAAAATGCCACAAATACTAGATTTTAATAAAATTTTCTATACACAGTTCGAACCGAAGTTGGCTCACAGATTCATTATGGAAGTTGACGGTATAGAATCATATCTTATAAAAACAGCATCTAGACCAACATTCACATCTGAAGTAGTTGAGTTAGATCACATTAACGTAAAAAGAAAAGTGAAGGGAAAATCTACATGGGAAGATGTTACCATTACTCTTTATGACCCAATTGTTCCATCAGGAGCACAACAGGTAATGGAGTGGGTAAGACAATCACATGAATCATTAACAGGTAGAGATGGATACGCAGCGTTCTACAAAAAAGATCCTGTATTCTACGCACTCGGACCAGTTGGTGATAAGATTGAACAATGGACTTTGAAAGGAGCATTCATTACATCAGCAAACTTTGGTGAAATGGATTGGTCAAACGCAACAGATCCAGTAAGTATAGAATTAACGTTAGCATACGATTACGCTATTCTTGAATACTAATCTTAATAAAACTAAAAAAGAAAGGGGAAGTAGAAATACTTCCCTTTTTTATTTTTTTTAAATTCATATACTTATAATAAACAAACAAAAGTTATATTACTATGGAACAAAACGTAGAACAACAAGTTACAAGAGGGTTAGCACAAACTAAAGCAGAGTCACCAATTATTCCTAAACAAAGTTATCCATTTGCAACGGAAACAATTACATTACCATCAAAAGGGTTGGTATATCCTGAAGGAAGTGTATTGGCAAGTGGTGAAGTTACAATGAAACTACTGACTGCAAAGGAAGAGGATATTTTGACTTCAACAAATTTAATTAGAAAAGGAATCGTTTTAGATAAACTTTTAGAATCAATTTTAGTTGATGCAAATCTCAACATTAATGATTTAATTATTGGTGATAAAAATGCTATTCTAATTGCAGCTCGTATATTAGCATTTGGACCAGAATACAAAGTAACGATAACAGATCCGCAAGAAAATGAGCCTGTTGAAATTTCAGTTGATATGTCTAAACTTAATACAAAAGAAATAGATGAATCAAAGTTGAATAGAAAAAATGAGTATGATTTTGTTTTACCTAAATCAAATGTTCCCATTAAGTTTAAAATAATGACACATGGTGATGAGGTAGCAGTTTCAAAAGATGTTGAAGCATCAATGAAAATAATGAAGCAAGGTAATGATATCCAAGCTCGTTATAGAAGATTAATCGTAGAAGTAAATGGTAATAGAGATGCCGGTTACATTAGTAATTTTGTAGCAAACCAATTGTTGGCGGCAGATTCAAAATCATTAAGGAAGTTCATGAATGAAATTACTCCTGATGTAGATTTGAAATTTGATTATACATCTCCATTTACCGGCGAAACGGAGGCGCTAAAAGTCCCAATAGGGGTTGACTTTTTTTACCCTTCCGAGTGATTACGGAGTTTACCTACACAAAAAGATATTTAGTATGATGTACTCATCCAATGGAGGATTCAATTGGACTGATTTATATCATATGCCTACACATTTAAGAGAATTTTATTGGAAAGAATTACTTGCTGCAAAAGATGCCGAAAAAGAAATGTATGCCAAAGCAAGTAAGAAAGGAAGTTCAGGTTCTTCAATAGCAAGAAGAAGATAAACTCATTTATATTATATTTATAGTATAAAACATTAGTATTATGCCTATATTAGTAGAAAAGAACGTATTTCAAAAGTTGTTTAATACCTTTTTAGGTGCTAAATCTCAAAATAAAGAAAAACAATTTATATCCAAAATAAAGCACAGTAATCCGGATGTAGCTGCTGCATTTTCTCAATTTGATGATGTTCTTGTAAAAAATTCTTTATCATTAAGAAATACTTTAAAAAAATACGGATTAGATACTTCCGGAATGGATAATGTGTTGAATAAGTATTATGATATAAAATAAGGTAATATAATGGCTAAATCTAAAAAGAAAAATAAAGAATTATTGGATGATTCTACTGAATATGAAGAAGCATTAAGAAGTATTGGAAGTAGATATGGGGAAATAAATGCTGTATATGATGAAGGTCAGAAGATTTTAGATATTACAAAAGAAAATATAAATGGAATACTTAGTTTAACTGCGTTACTCAAAACCCAAAATGCAGATATAATTCCATTAGTTTTAGCAACTCAGCAAGGATATAAAGGAATAACATCATCTATTGTTAAAAGTATAGGATCATTAGAAGATTCGGAATCTTTATATAAAGATATAGGTTTAAGTATAGATGAGCAAGAAAAATCGGTAGTCAGTTTAGGTAAACAATTGGAAGAATTAGCAAAAAATGATCCAGAAAATCAACTTCCAATTGATTTGAAAACCCATTTGACGGAACAATTGGATGCTTTAGATAAGATGCGAAACGCCGCCGAAAATGTAAGAACAAAATTGGAGGGAATTTCAAAGGCTGGTCAAGTATTAAGTTCAACTCCTATTGGTGGATTTATTGATGAGATGCTTGCAGGAACAAAACAATTAATGTCTGCATTTGGTATAGATTTACCGGGAAGTATATCGGATTTATTAGAATCAAGTAAAAAGGGTGTTGCACAGAGTGCATTAAATAAAATAGAAAAAGTAAATAAAACTAAAAAAGAAAACGAAGAATCTACGATAACTATAACCGATTCAATTAAAGATGCGGCAACACCCGTAGCAGAATCAATTAAAGATGCGGCAACACCCGTAGCAGAATCAATTAAAGATGCGGCAACACCCGTAGCAGAATCAATTAAAGATGCGGCAACGCCTGTAGAAACATCCGAACCTAAAAAACAAACGATAGATACGATAGCTCAATCAATGGAGCAATCAAATAGAATACCGACTGAATTAATGCAGCAACAAGGTAGAACACCCAACGAATCAATTCAACAATCAGCAACACCAATAGAGTCTCCTGAAATAAAATTACCAGGTCAAATTGAAACAAAAATATCAACCGAACCCTTAGAAAAAGAACAAACGGTTCAAGCTAAAAAAAATACAAATTTATTATCAGGTCTTAATAGAGTTGGAAAAATAGCCGCTAGAAAACAATCAAAAAAAGCAGAACTGACTCCCGGACAAATAAAACAAGATGAACCAAAAATACCTCAACCGGATCAAACAAGTATAGATAATTCAAAAGAAACTACAAATGTTACAAACGTTACAAATGTAGGAGATGCAGCAACACCAACAATAGAATCTGGAACAAAACCATTACAGGATGTAACAGAAAGTATTGCAAGTCCGGTATCACAGGAATTAAAAACCGAAGCAACCGATTATTCTGATAAGATAAAAAATTCGGGTACAGATGCTATGGGTAGTATTGCATCAGCCGGCGAATCGGTTATTAAAGGTGCTGAATTAGCAGGGGCTGCCGGTGCCGGTGGTGGAGCGGCAGGAGCATTAGCAGCTGCAGGTCCATATGTGGCAGCGGCTGCTGGATTATTTATGCTAGGAAAGGCTGTAGTTGATGCTACAAGATATTTTGATAGTTTAGAAGATGCAACCGATACATTGGCCAGAGGTATGACAGCTGCTGGAAATAAATTTGCTTTTGTTCAAGATTCAATCGGTGACTTATCTGCACCAATTGGTCAGTTGGGTGGTGCAGAAGTTCAACAGGAAGTAAAAGGAACAAAAGAATATAGACAACTTGTATTTGATTTTAGTGTAGGACAAGCGGTAAAACAAAGACAAGCAGTTACTGAAGATTATTTCAATTTTGAAAAGCAAAATTATATGGATTTGGTTGGTTATCAACAATCATTAACCACCGATACAATAGATTATGAAATTGGATTACAAAGAGATGCTATAAATTTTAGATTCCAACAAGAATCTACTAATTTAGATGCAGAATTAGAAAAAAGAAAAACATTAGCAGGAAGTGCAATGAAGTTCATAGGAAACTATGCGAAAGTTTCAGAGAGAGCATTAAATGCAATTGGTTCATCTACCAAAGCAATAATGGATGGTATGAAACAATTTGGTGCTATTTTAGGAGGAACCACAAAACAACAATTTAGTTTAATAGAAAATGCACAAGGTTTATCTTATTCATATGGAGCATCCGCTGACCAAGTTTTAAACATATCACATATGTTTAAACTATTAGGAAATACAACGGAAAACGTGGGTATGGGATTGGTTGAAGGTATTAAAGGATTAGTCGGACCAACAGGAAACGTACAAGCGGTATTTAATGAAATCGTTGAAGCTAGTGCGGACATATATAGATTGATGTCAGCAACTCCTAATGAAATTGCAAAACAAACATATGCATTACAAAAGGCGGGTGTTAAGTTATCATCTATGTTAAAGGCATCCGATACTATGGTATTAAACTATAAAGATAGTATCAAAGCAGAGATGTCTTTAGGTGCAATGATTGGTAGAAATGTTTCATTTAATGAAGCAAGAGCGAGATTAATGTCGGGAGATATGGTAGGTGCGGCAAACGCAATAAGACAATCTTTGGGAGGGATTGATGTAAATCAATTAAATCCATTTGCTAAACAAGAACTTACAAGAGCAACTGGATTACAATTGGATCAAATAATACAATTACAACAAACGGGAAAAATAGAAACCGAAGCAGATAAACAACTAAAGCAAGCAAAATTAACAGGTAAAGCGATTGCCGATGGAGTTTTATCTCAAGATATTGCAAATGCGGGTGCAAAATTAGCACTTGAGCAAAAGCAAAGAAAAGAAATGCTTGAGTTTGAACAGAGAGTTAGATTACTTAATTTGGGAGTTGAACAAGCAAAGAGATTACAAATGATTCCAATTGAAGCTGCATATAGAGCAAAATATGCGGAAGATATTCAATTTAAGCAAGAAGTTGATAATATGGTATTGGGTGTATTGAAAGAAGGATTGACGGGAACATTTAGTAGTATCAATGCGGAACAATATAAAGAAATTGGAAATCAAATGATGGGTGCGTATGGTCTACCAACAAACCCAGCTGTAGTAGGTACACCGACAATGCTTACAGGAATATCACAATTACAAACAACACTAAAAAGCTTAAATTCAAACATACCATCTTTAGTATCTGTTACGGATCCTAAATATGCCCAATATATGGCATCCCAATTTAGAATGGGAGAAGAGTATAAATCAGAAGTTTCTAAAAAAGGAATTACTGATGAAGAAAAAAATAAAATAGCATTAAAATATAAAGATAAGGCAACCGAATTATATAATACATCGTTTTCATCGGAAATACAAACAATTAATCAACAACAGCAACAATCGCAAAATAAAAAAGATGAACTAAATAAAAAACTAAAAAATTTAGGGGCCGATTCAGATATTAAAAGAATAAGTGCAGAATTTGCTGCAACTTGGAATACAGATGAAGAATTGATTATTGATACATTAAAAAAATATAAAACCCAAGAGGAATTTGAATTATTTACACAACAATATCAACAAAAAACAGGAAAAAAATTAGATAAACAAATACTAAATACTTTCAACTACGGAGAAGCGGCAGATTTGGATACATATTTGAAAACGGTTGGATATACTTCGGCTCCAGTGAATGGGGATATTTCAATACAAAAAATTAAAAATACAGAAACATTACGCACAGGTCAATTCAATGTACAGGAAAACGTCAACCCACCGGTAATAACTAATACAACAGGATTTCAACAAGGACCTGTTGGAAATACAACATATACATCAACAGTAGGACAATCAATTCCAACCGGATTCAATGCATATATACCACCCGTAACTATACCATATACAAACACACCACCTGGGGGGGAAACTATATCAAATGAAAAAAATGTAAATAACCAAGTAGAGGTTGTAAAAGTATTGAATAAAATACAATCGGAAGCTGATGCTAGAGGTATTCTCATGTATACTAAAGAAATGGATCAAAATGGTAATTTACAAAGAATTGTAACAAGAACTCAAAATACCGCTGCCTATACCGAAGCGATTAAAACAGAGGAAGTTCAAGTTAATAAAATTACTGTACCTGTTATGCAAAATTTGGAACAAATTCAAATTGAAATGATTAAGGAATTACAAGTTGCAACTGATTTATTAGCAACAGTAGTTAGCAACACTCAACCAGCCGAAGGTGGTATAGTATTAAAATTGGATGGTCAAAAAATTTCAACGAATTTTCAAAATAGAATGAATAATAGACGAGCATTCAATAATGCAAATAGAACTCGTACTGATATATAAAATTATTTAAGTCATATTTATACTAAAAGAAATTAAATGCCATCAATCAGAGAATTATTCAAATCTGAAGTAACAGGTCTTACTGGTGGATTATACGGAAAAAGTAAAATCTACATAGAATCACAAGGTGCTATAAATCCACCAAGACTAAAAGCTTTGGCATTATCATCACCAAATTCAATTGCGGATTTGGCAGGAATAACCGTTGCGGCAGCATTGGGTGTTCCAATTTCAAGTGCAAATAGACCCGGTGATACGATATTCAATGATAATGGTCCATTTAGAAAACCATTAATAGGGTTGGCAGGTCCATTGGCAGAAAGAAATACGGGAATAGTAAATCCAACAAAGGCGTATTATGTAAAACCAGCTCCCGCACCATATCAAGTTGTTAACCAAATTAAAAATGGTATATCAACAAATCCACTAGGAACTCTTTTAACTGCCGCTAAAAATGAATTAAGAGATGGAACGTTGCGAGAAGTATTTGCAAAAAGAACAAAGGTAGCAGATAAGTATGGATCGCAGAATCAACATGTTGGCACTAGATCAAAACCACTTGAAAAAGATGTAAAATTTAGCGAAAGTTACCCCAAATATGATACAGTAGGTAATGAATCGTTACAAAAAGCAAAAGATATAGCTACAAAATTTACAAAAAGTAAAAAATTAGAAAAATATCTAAAAAAATTAAAAGGTGGTACGGAGGAATTTAATAATACTCAACTTGAACAAACAGGAATACAGACTAGAGTAAATTCCAAAGTATCTAATGGTATGTCAAAGTGGGATCAGATTAATACTGATTTGTTAATAGGAAAATATAAAACATTATCAGAATTAGAGACTGCAAATGTAAATGTCAATATACCTTATGTTGCATTTGAGATTTATGGAAAAGAAACCGATAACTATATTTTACTACCAGGAACAATATCATCCATATCAGAAGATGTACAACCATCTTGGAATACATATAAATATGTTGGTTCACCATTTAATACATATCGTTATAGTGGTGTTGAGAGAAGTATTAAATTTGATTTAAAATTGTATGCAAATGGTATTAATTCTTTAGCAAATTTACAAACAAATTTAGATAAATTAAGAGAGACTGTATTTCCTGATACTAAACTTACGGAAGTAAAGTATGGAGAAACGGCAGTATATAATGGATTTAATCCAAATTTAGTATATCTAACAATTAGTGGATATTATAAAAAATTATTTGGATTTATTGACGGATTAAACATATCAGTTGATGATAGTGTTCCATGGCCAACCGGAGATACTACATTTGATGGTGTGAGTATGGAACCATATCCCGCTATAATTAATGTTTCAATTTCTATGAAAATAATTGAAACAGTTCAGATTGGAAAGGGACCCGTATTAGTTTATAATATGACAGATACAACCGGAGTACCAAAAACTCCAAAAGCAACATCGGCAACCGGTTTACCACAAAACATCCAAAATCTATATTCAGATTCGGCACAGAGTGCAGTAAATAATGCTGTTAATAAGTTAAAAAGTGTTGTACCAAAAATAAAACCTTTTAAATTTCCATAAAGTAAAATAATATATGGCAAGATATACATATGCGGAAACATTGATAACTAAAGAAACCAAGAAAAGATATTTAGAAAGTGTTATATATCCAAAAATAGGTGTGTCGGATGAAGATTTTTATATAATAACACAATCAACGGATAGATTGGATTTATTATCAAACCAGTATTATGGTGATCCGCAGTATTGGTGGGTAATTGCGGTAGCAAATAATATAAATGATGGCACACTTTATGTTGAAGCGGGTAGACAAATAAGAATACCAGCTAATTTACCAAATATACTATCAGAATTAGACAGAATTAATAGATAAAAATATGGGGTTTCCTTTTATAAATAAACCATTTGAAAAATGGGTTTCTAATAAACTAGATGAAAGAGCAAACGAAATTACTACGCAAGTAAATACATATACACCGTTTATTTGGTTAAGTTCGGGAGCAATAGTATGTAACGGAACAAAACCTCCAGATATTGGTACAACTTTACAATCATCGGTATATAAGGGATGTGTATTATCAAATCATATTGATGCTAGTATAAAGTATCCATTAAATGATGCCATATTGGGTTATGATTTGACCGGCAAACCTATAAAAATAGACGGTGAAAGTGGATTGAAAGTATCACCACCTATAATAGAATCGATGGAAATAGATACGGATGGTGAAAATAATACATTAAAAGTTGCAAAAATCAATGTAACAATTTTTTCTTTAAAGCAACTTGAAATGTTTGAATTGTTTTTCTTAAAACCATCTATGACGGTTGTTATGGAATATGGTATAAACAATCCAAAAACAAAAACCGATGTAGCTAAAGAATCGTTTATAAAGGGTAAAAATTGGAACACTTACACAGATGAAATTATTAATTATTTTTTACCTGATGCAAGAACATATTCAAATAATAGAATTAAGTATTTAAAAAAATTAGAAATTACCAAAGGTGATTATGATTTTTGGATTGGAAAGGTTACAAATTTTAATGTTTCATATGAAGGAGCAGATAATGTATATAAAGTTCAATTAGAAGTTTCATCTGGAAATGAATTACATTTATGGATGCCAATAAAACAACAAACCACAACACAGCAGGTAAAAAAGAAAGGAGCAAAAGGAAAAGCCCCTTCTACAGAAAATAATGCAAAAACTTGGATGAAAGAACTATGTGCGGAAATGATGTTGCCGGAAGATTTATCAAATCTATTAATATCGGATGCTTTAACAAAACATAAAGATGAATTTTTTAATTGGGGCAAAACAAATAAATCTAATAATCAGGAAACAGCATCAAAAGAACAATATATATCATTTAAACTTATATTATATATTTTAAATAACTGTGAAAACTTCAAAGCATTTGATCAAAAAATAGATTATAGATTATTAACAACGGGCACACCACCTTCTACCGCTGGATTAAGTGGACTAGTAGCCGCAGCTGCAATCGCAACTGCAGCAGCATCGGAAAAGGATTTAATAATACCTATAAATTCCCATCCTGCTATTATATCTACAAATTCCGATTTTATATTTCCTGGCAAAATACCAACAATTGTGGTTGATAAAAAGCTAACAACAAAGGTGGGAATTGATACAACAACAACAATAGATTTTCCGATAAATGGTAAGAGTTTTAATAGTAAAGGAAAATCAATAAAATCTATATTGAGTGGTGAAAGTTATAAGGTACCTGAGACGGTAGGTAATTTATTAAACGTATTTGTAAGAAAGGGATTATTTATATCACTCTTTAGAGATTCGTACACATTTGCAGATTTTTATGAAAGCATATTAAATATGATTAATGATGCGATGTTTGGATTGTGTAAATTGGAAATTGGAAAACTAGAAGATGCATTATCCGCACCACTAACGATTGTAGATAAAAAATTAAGACAACCAAAAACCGATGAAGTAGTAGCAAATCCATATAGATTTAAAATAGATCCTCTCAAATCTATTATACACGATATGACTTTTAATTTGGAAATGAGTAACTTAATGCAAGCGCAGGCATTGTATGAAAGTCAACTGGCAATATACGACAGTAAACCAGAGGATACTAAGGGTACAGGCGCTGCGTTCAAACAAGATAGAGATCATTTAAAAATTATAGGACAAACGAATTTAGATAATAAGTATTCGGTGGATTGGGTTGGTTATCGAATAAATAAGGAAGCATCCAAAAAATGGCAATTGAAAGAAAAAGAAGATAAGGTAACAGATGGTTCAACATCCGATGCAGAACAAGATGTTAATAATAAAACATTAGAATCCGTTATAAAAGGAAAATCAATAAAATTTGAATCTACGAAACCATCGGAGGCACCAAAAACATTAATATATCAAGATTATACATTAGTACAATCTAATATAATTAATGAATATCCTGATAAAACATCTGTATTAACTTATTTGGAATGTGATATTACAATAGATGGATTGGCGGGATTTAGATGTGGTGAATTATTTAATGTAGATGGTGTTCCTGAAATTTATAATAAAAACGGAGCATTTCAAATACTTAATATAAAACAAAGTGTGCAGAATGATACGGGATGGAGAACTACTATTAATGCCGGATTTAGATATAATGTTAAATAATAAATACTATGTATAGTAATTTAGTTGAATCCGGTTCTTTACCATCCGTACAAATACCAGAAACATTTTTACCAATACCATCCGATTCCGATTATGCTGGTGGTAAAATAAATAGATACTTTATACAAAGAGCAAATGATAAAATATCTCCTGTATTTGAAGTTAATGAATCTACATACAATGATTTATTAGGAAATGTATATTGGTCAAAAGTTCAATTAAATTGGAGAATAGTTGGTAAATTAGAACCTGTTTATAATGATAAAGGATTATTAATAGATCCAGGAGTTAGAAATTCAAACATAAATGAAATAGCAAAATTTGAAAAAATTATTCCAAACTTAAAAAGTTATTTAATAAATACGTTACAGTTTTACAAACCTTATAGAATATGAGTTATTTAGTTGCAAATATACCTGTTATTGAAGTTTTAGTTGATAAAAAGTTTTTATACGATTTTCAAAAAGATAAAAACGGAAATTATTTAGGTGATGGTGAATGGGAAAAAGGACATTGGTTAGCAGTAAAATCCATACCAAATAGAGCACTTTTATTTGAAACATATATAGATAAATTTGGAGCGGTATATGACAAATTACCAGTACATGCATTTAGATGGAGAACTGTAGAAAATGGTGACAAAATTTTACCATTAGATTTTTTACAATTATGGGATTGTCTATCTTACAATATAAGTGTTGTTGAGAAAATAGCATTGAGAGGATATAGAACGTTTACTACATTGAAGGATAAAACAATAATAGAAGGTGAATATCTTTTCTCAATTGATACGGCACATTCTGAACCAAACGAAATAGATTGTGGGTGGAGTGAAATACCAAGTGAACACAAATGTTTTAACGTAAGTAAACTTTCAAACGGACAATTTTGTGCACAACCAAATAATAGAACAAGATGGCATCAACCAAGTAGAACTGAAAGTATAAATGAAATACCGTATTTTAGGTATTCAACAAAAATTTGGAGATGTGAGGGTTATGATAAATGGAGACCATCCGAAGATAACTGGGATTACTCAAATTAGTTTTTTAAAATCAATTATTTTTTGTATATTTGTTTGGTATGAATTTGATAGAAAACAAAGATACCTTACAAACATTCTTAAAAAAAGAATATACAATCAATTTATTAATACCTGTTTGGAGTAGTAGTAAATCACATCCATTAGTTTCTACTTTATCTTTTGTATATTATAGAACGCAATATGAAGATGGTATAATAAATTTCAATCATATAGATGCAAATCAAATTGAAAAGTTTGACATTAAGAATTTATGTAATCAAAATACATTGGTATTTGGAAATCGTTATGTAAACTCAATAGGATTGGATTATGAGTGGGTTTACTTTGAAGAGTATGGTATTCCATTTATATTTAATGAGTTCGCAGAATCGGTTTATAGAGGGTATAGGATTGATTATAATAACATCAACGATTGTATCCCATTAATGAAATGGTACGAACTACTACAAACCATACCATCAATATCAAATAGACGAGATTGGTATAGAATATATTCAGACTCAATTAAAACATTAGGGAGGCTGGAGGGGGCCGGAGTGAAGGTCGTTGAGGAAAAATTTATTGATAGTTTTAAATTCAATCCGGCATTCATCTACAACGGGCACGTTCTAACACAATACAATCCATACACTACAACGGGCAGACCCTCAAATAGACACTTAAACGTAAACTACTCTGCTCTAAACAAATCCGATGGTAGTAGAGAGGCAATCGTTAGTAGGTTTGAAGGGGGTAGCTTAATTCAAATGGATTATGAATCATATCACATAAGATTGATTGCAAAGATGATAGGGTATGAGTTTCCACAAGGCATCACTGCCCACCAACATCTTGCAAACCTTTATGGGGTTGGGGTTGATGAAGGAAAGGGAATTACGTTCC